TCACGCATCCTAATCAAAATTGCAAGTACCTGGGAAGGTATCAAGGCAGCAGAAGTATTAGAGCGAGAAGGGATCACTTGCAACCTCACACTATTGTTTTCCTTGGTACAGGCTGCGGCTTGTGCCGAAGCTGGCGTGACGTTGATCTCCCCATTTGTAGGTCGTATCTTAGATTGGTTCAAAAAAGAGACTGGAAAGGTATATGAGGCAGAGGAAGACCCAGGGGTATTGTCAGTGAGGAGCATTTATGGATATTATAAAAAATTTGGCTGCAATACCATTGTGATGGGGGCAAGCTTTCGTAATCGAGGAGAAATTGTGGCTCTAGCGGGATGTGACCGTTTGACCATTAGTCCACAGCTACTTGATGAACTAAAGACCTGTAATGATGCTTTGCCACGAATGCTGGATCCTGCGAACGCTGCTCTATTGTATCAAGGTGATCGACTTGATGTTTCGGAAAAGTCTTTCCGCTTCCTGATGAATCAAGATGCAATGGCGACAGCCAAACTTGCCGAGGGTATTCGTGGATTTGTTGCGGATATTGAAAAACTGGAAGTGATAGTGAAAGCTCTCTTGTTTGATTAAAATAGTTTTTGAGTTTTTATTTGTATATTTTTTTATTGTATAAAATAAAAAAATGCCCCAACCCTGTAAAAACGACCCTCTTACAAAGTATAAGGGTACTGAACCTTCCCCTAAAGGATTAGGATACTGTGCTCACGCACAAGCTCTTGGTAGCAAAAAGACTGGACTTGATGGTAAACAATATCAAGTTCGTGCCGATAAAAACGGGAAAAAATCTTGGAAACTCGCCTCTACTGTTCCGGGTGGAGCTAAAAAACATCTTGCAAAAAAGGTAACCTTTGCTGATACAGCTGTTACTGATGCAGCTGTAGCTGGTACCGTCGCCTCTGTTGCTTCAGATATCGCAGTAGCAGCGGTCTCCGATGCAGCCAAAGCGAAAGACAAGGCTGATAAAAAGATTGCTAATGTTGTCGCAGGTGCAGTTGCCGTTGGTGGTCCTGCTGCAGGAGTCGCCGCTCTTGACAAAATTGCTGAAATTCAAGCAAGACTACAAACTGCCAAGAGATACCAAATTGATCAATATTTGAAGGCCAAGAAGAAGCAAGGTTTATTCAAAAAACCGTTAAAAGCAAAGGGATATTTAATGCAAGATGCACGCGCTGATGCTCTTGCCATTCGAGGAGCAAAAGTTGGAGCACCATTCGCTTTGAAACAACCTTCAAAGTACCACCAAATTGATTATTTTGCGCTTACTGGACACCATGCTGATCCTGAAGATCAAAATGTAGAAATTGTATTCAATTATCCTAAAGAAGTTATGGATTTGGTTGAGTATTTTGAAGATTATAATCGACCAAAACCAACTACCGAGCAACAACAACAACAGCAACAAAGAAAATTTGAACAAGGTATTAAAGATGTTGAACAGGCCTTGTGGGAAAAAGTTGAACCAGTCTTAAGGGGAATGGGAATCGACGATTTTGCGTACAATGAAGTTTCCTATGCGGGTACATTAACATTTGACCGTATCTGGATTTATCCTGAAGATTTCACTACTGAATTAGTTGAAAATTTGAAAAAAGCTCTTCCACCAGGATATAGTATGAGTTTGCAAGTCATTCCCTCAACTTATGATGGTCCAGAAGAATTGTTGATCCCATTATAAATTTCATATTTTTTTAGCAATTCAGTGACATAGGCTTCTCCATGTCCTTTAATTGCGTTGAAAGACGCTGATGCATCTTTCATATGATATCTTTCCAATATTTTTTTACCACCTGGATGTTTTTTAGCATAATCTGTTACATCAAAATAATGATCGTCAATCTTGATTATTATTTTCTGGGACATTTTCCTATTTATTAAAAATTTTATTTAAAAAAATAATTTCATTAAAAAATACCCCAACAATACAATAAACAATATTGGCACCAAAATCGAAATATATTCATTGTACTTGCATGCTGTCCGCATACTTATATTTAAATTTAATTTATCACACGCCTTGACAAACAATGCTGGATCTTTATTTTGAAAGGCAATCATGGGAAACATTCCATATTTATTCAGAAATGGAATTTTTGTATACATCTTGTCCACATGAATCTTCATATTTTTATTTCCATATTCAGTATAATTTAAAATCTTCTCCATACCTCGCTTATTTAAAATATAACAATGCGCGGCCAAGGGATTCCACAACTTTACAATGTTGGTAGTCACAAGGAATGAAACAGGCATTGGGTAATTACAATAGCCCAAATAAAAAATATCCCATTTAGGACTGTTGGCAAGCCAAGAATTCACACTAGCGCATTTTTTCGCTCCGACATTTTCAATTCTAGAATCCTCCTCCATAAACATTACACATTTTGCTTCTGATGCATAGGCTTGTTTTATCATTTCAATATGATTTCTTGTAATATCCAAGGCAACCTCGTCAACATAATCTTGATTGACAATTTGACAAAAAGACAAGTTGATAGACCCTTCATTCTTATTTACAGTTTGTCCATCCACTTCAAGAAAATTTATTCTTGTTCCCGGAAATTTTTCAGTTAATTGGTTTTCAAGCTCAGACTTGTCATTTTTACGCAATTTTAATACATGTATTGATTCTACGACTGGTAGCATATTTTCAAAAAAAGATTGATTTCCTTAAACTAATTTCTAAAATTGATGAATAATTTTAAAAATGAGATCATTTGCAATGAAATGATGCAAAGTTTTAATTTTACATATGATGATAACGATTTTGACACCAATTTACCTATAGTGTCGCAAACTAGACTAAAAAAAGTTCAAATTGTCAAAAATGCCTCTTTTGAGTATAAATCAGTTCTTAATGATTTGGATAGTCTTGAAGAACACCAATTTGAAGAAGTCATCAAAATTGTAATGAAAGATTCAAATAGTTTGGAATTTTTTATTCATAATGATAAAAATGAGTTAAAGGCTCATTTTACGCTTGAATTTAATAACAAATATCCTTTTGAAGCACCCAAGATGTGTTACCTTGGGCCTCGCTATGATTTTATAACCAACATTCAATTAACTTTTGATTTTAAAAAGTTTGGACAAGGAGAATGGACCATTCGAGAATCAATTACCACCATTATACAAGAAGTCATTAATAAAGTTTTTACCAAGACTTTTGTGTGTGAAAAACTAGAATGGACAGAAAATGAGGATGTAGTCATTTCTTTTTTGAAGGAACTAAATTGCTTCATGAATACAAGTTATTTTGAAGAATACACCACTAAACATAAAGCTGGACTAGGTACAGGATATGGAAAAAGTTCCGATAGTAGTCAAGCATTTCATATTGAGGAGCAGGAAGGGAAGAAGAAGGAAATGTTTAAACAGTCACTCCAAATATGCACGGATAATAAGGATTTGAGCGCCATGATTTATAGTCTTGATGTTGCTCAACTTTTGTATCATTATCTTGAAAAAGCGTCTTATTTGTTTGTGAATAATTATAAAGAATTTTTGTCTCCTTGGGTTCATTTTATAAAAGATGAACAACTGACCAAAATGTTTCAACAAAAGACTAATTTTGGAGAATTTAACAATCAATTTGAAACGGGTCCTAATATCATTGTTGATGAAGATCAAACGGAACAATTTATCAAGACACATTATAATAGCAAAGAAGCAGAATCCACGAGTCTCAATAACAATAAATTATTGCGCCGTATCATGATTGAAATTATGGATATTGATCATTTATCCAGAAGTGATTCCAACATTCGTTTTGCGTGGTCACCAGAGAAGTTTTTATTTCTAAAATTTATCGTGGGTTCTGAAAATGAGCCTTATTATGGTGGGTTTTTTGAATTTCACGCCTACTTTCCAAAGAATTATCCAGCATCACCTCCACAAGTACATTTGGTAACAACGGCCTCCAACACAGTCCGATTCAATCCTAATCTGTATGACAATGGAAAAGTGTGCTTGTCTTTACTTGGTACATGGTCTGGTGAACAATGGAATCCTGCGATCAATTGTATGCTCCATGTCATTCAGGCGATTTCAGTCATGATATTGACGGACCAACCTGTTCAAAATGAACCTGCATACTCTTCAGATAATTATTTCGATAGCGATGATAAAACACAAACACCAGAGTTGTTAATGGTAAAACGATACAAATATTCCATCAAATATTATACACTCAAGTATGGATTGTTGAATCAGTTGCAAGATGAATCCTCAATCTTTCATCCAGTTTATCATCATTTGTTTCAAGAAAAGCGTTCAAAAATTCTTGAATCTGCACAAAAATTTCTAGACTCTAGTAAAAGTCCCGAATTTAATGACATTGCAAATGCCAAAACCTTTCAAGAAAATAAGGAATTAATTTTTGATGATTATCCATCACGCTTTTTAACCATTATGGAAAAGATTCAACAAATCTAATAAGATCCACTTGGTCTGTTGAATAAAATTCCTTGGTACGGTCCAGGAATATTGGCCCAAATTCGTACTGTCTCATAAACTGAAGCGATAGATGGTCCATTTAAAAAATAAATTGGAGGAGGAAGTTGATTGGTAACAAATACATTTACTTTATTAGAATCTCCAGGCGTACAAACAGGAGTGACAAAATTTAAAGGTATAAAATTTTCAATGGGTAGACCTGTAATGCTCATCTCTAATTTAAAGAAATATTTTTTAAAGTTTGCATAATAAATGGCACATTGCTATGTTTTGAAAAAAAAATTGGTTCCGGGAGATGAATTGAATCAATGGGTGAATTTTTTGTTGTTGTTTCCAAGTATAGGTTATAATATTTTGTCATTTAAAAAACAAGAGGATGGTAAAAAGTTTCGTATTCGGTTTTATTTTCACAATTTTGTTTTTCAATATGAGGAAAAAACAATTACAAATCTCAACTATGGTTTTATTCCTTACCAGTGGCATTTAAAGCGAGAGATTAAAACAGTTTTACCCATCAAGAGATTTTCAAATGTAATGGATAAAAGTATGATTGAAAGTTATAAATTCCGTTCAGAATACAATTTATCTCAAGATATGAAATGTACCTTGGATTTGCCATCAAATACTTTGGAAATAAAATCAAGTTCCCTTTTAAATTTGTATCATTTTATACTAGAAAATAATAATTTGTTTTGTTGTAATCAAGATTCTAAAAAAATGCATTCAATTGATTACGAGTAATATGATAAAAAAATATATTGTATAATGTTAGGTATGATCAGCGGACCATTAACATTGCCAGAATATCTTTGTCAACATCCAGAATTATCTGGGTTTGTAAATTTATATTCTAATACTCCTATATTTGATGTATTGATAACTTTGACAGATACCATTATATTTATACCTAATAACGATGCATTATATAATGCTGGTTTGGATTTGAACAGTTATATTCCAACACAAATTGATGAAAACTTTTTATACGGACTTGTTCCGGTGTCTACATCATCTGTTCAATGTACTTATCTTCCAGGATACAGTGTTACATTGACACCAGTTAGTGTAAATGATATTCCTTACATTACCATTACAAAGTTAGCAAAAGGAAATATTGCGATAACATTAGGAACTTATTTGGTTCCTACAACTGCGGATCCAAATTGTCTACCTCAGGCATAAATTAATTTTAAATTTTATAACAAATTTAAAATATTAATCAACATTTTATATGATATCCTTGTTTTATTACATCCGGTAATTGTTCCCAAGTAAATATTCCCATATTTTTATATAATACAAGTTCATAATGACCTCCTAATTTTTTGACCATTATATAAAATATCGGTTCAAAATTACCTTTTTGTATTAATTGTGCATCTAATAAATTGCAATAAAATGCATAATTTCCACCATAATTTTGAAGAATGATAAACTTTACATTTAATACACGTTCTAAAACAGCAATTGCGCTTTCATCTGCCCAATAGGCTGTGGTCTTGATATGATTTCGAAATTCTTCCATTGTATCAATATCTTTCATTACCATGACGCTCGCATAGGCATCACGAACCATTGTATAGTCTTTTACAATTTGGGATTTCATTTTTGTAAATTCAGGTTTTGTAATTACTTTTGCTTTCAAATCTTGATTTAATTTTTTGAGACCCGAATCATACGCATCTTGTGCTTGAAGAAATTGTTCATATAATGACCGATAATTATCAAAGACGCTTACATCAATATTATGGGCAGTTAATTCTCGAAGAATTTTGACGGAAATCACTCTTGAAATGTACAGATAGGCATCTCGTATCGAAGCAAAAAAGCAATCACCAGCTCCCTCATTTCTTTGAATTTCAAAGTCTGGGGATCCTAAAAATTGCTCTAGTTTCTTGTCCTTCACTTTTGTTTTTATTACCGTACCAATTAATTTGGGTCTAAACTCTGTGAGAAGAAAGTTCATTACTTTGTGAGCGCTTTCATAACTTTTATTGACAATACCGAGATTAATAATAGCAATGGCTTCTCGATAAAATAATTTTTTGACTTGTTTAGAAAGTTGATGATAAGTTGCAAAATTAAGATGATGGCAAAAATTTTGAATCAAATCCATATTATTTATTTAAAATTTAAATATTAATTAATTTGAAAATCAATTGGCAAAATTTATAAATTAAAGGATAAACATTCCTCATATTCGCTTAAGCGATATTTTTTTTCTAGACTGGCAGCAGGTTTCATTCCTCGCTTTCGAGTCCTTTCTAATAGTTCATTGTTTTTATCCAAGTGATAATATAATTCGGGTACTTGAAAAGTTTCTGCTATATGAGTTATCCAATCCAGGAATTTTGGACAATCGCGCTCTTGTCGTGTTTTAATTTTTGTTTTTAATAAATACAACCAAATGAGAAGCGTCAATGGATTTTGTAAATAGTTTTGCACAGGAAATTCTTTATAATATTGATTAAAGTGATTTTTACATTTTTCGCACGGCAAAATAGTTCTAAGGTTTTCAAAAAAAAATCCAATATTTTTTTTATTGTGTAGAGACAGTGTACAAACAATTGCTTCCATTGAATTCCACAAACTTGGACCCCATAATTCTGGGTCAATATTAATTAATTCTTCACTCATTAGAATGACAAAGCTTTCTATAATTACAAAAATAATTTTTTTTTACCAATGTAACAATTTTATAGACATTGATCAAATGACCAAAATTTTTGCCAAAAAAAATAAATTTAAACATTAAAAAAAAAAAATATTTTTTTTTTTAAACTTGATAAAGATAAAATGTCACAAATAAGTTTAACCGGTTCATTACGCACATGTAAGGTAGACCAAGGGTGGGCTCCTCGTATTCAATCCGATCGTTTTGAAAATCCCGAGTTGCTCGTATGCCCTGTGTGGTCTGGATATGACAATACCAACCGTCCAGTCTGTGTTGATTCTTTCTACACTAAATCTCCTGGTTGCAACAGTCCTTTGGACAGAATTGATGTTGAAAACTATCTCCGTCCTCAATACATGGAGTACATTAACTTGGATGCCGAAGGTTTCCGTTACAATCAAGATATTGAACAAGGCCCAGTCGAAAACTTTGAAAGCTGCCGTAACTCCAACACCGATATGAGCTGCTACAACGCCGGTATCCGTACCATCAACTTGGAACAACTCCCCAAGATTACTGGAAACTTTAACCAAAGTCCCAACGGTGCTCAAATCTACCCCCGCTGCACCACCTACCCCATGAACCGTGCCATGATTCAAGAAGCTGTTGTTGCCCAAGCCAACCGTAACGAACAAGCTGTCCAACACAATGTTCAATCCACTTCCATGAACGGAAATGCTGGTATGTAAATTGTCAAAAATTGAATAATTATACTTTCAGCACCAATCATTTAAAATGGAAGAACCCCTTTTAAATGCAAATTGTATAACATTGGAATGGACAAAAATTTTTTACTCTTTACCCGCCAAGAAAAAGACTATATTAAATGGTGTATCTGGTAGTGCCAAGTGTGGAGAAATTACTGTAATCATGGGACCTTCAGGGTCGGGAAAGACGAGCCTTTTGAATGTTTTGGCATGCCGCATACAAGATGAAAGAAATGTTGATTTGCAAGGAAAAGTTTTTGTCAATCAGAAGAGACGAAATGAAAAAACATTTACAAATTTTATTGGATATGTAGAACAACAAGACTCATTATTTCCATTTTTAACAGTCGTAGAAACACTTTCTTTAGCTGCCAAATTTAATGGGAATAATGTAAATATTCAACACATTATCTCTCAAATGAGTTTGGAAAAATCTCAAAATACCTTGGTTGGTAATGAAAAAGTCCGCGGTCTATCTGGAGGTGAAAAAAAGCGCGTTGCTATTGCAGTTCAATTGTTAAAAAACCCCACTGTTTTGTTACTTGACGAACCAACTAGCGGACTCGACTCCTTTCAAGCACTCGTAATCTTTCAAAATTTGCAAAATTTGGCGAAACTTGGGCAGACCATTATCGCATCGATACACCAGCCTAGCTCAATCCTTATGCAAAAAATTGATAATCTCGTCCTCCTAAGTGAAGGTTACACGGTTTACAGTGGTCCATATCAAGATGTCCTTTGCCATTTTGAATACCTAGGATTTGTTTGTCAATCCAATTACAATCCAGCTGAATTTATTCTTGATTTAGTCTCCATCGACTATAGTTCGGAAGAACAAAGAAACGCGTCGGAAACTCAAATACAAAAGTTGGTGACGAATTGGAGAACACAGGAAACTTTTTATTCTACTGAAGTAATTTGCAATCTTTATCCCACAGCAAAACATTCCAATAGCTCATTTAGTTTATTATTATGGCGTTCATGGGTAAATAGCATTCGGAACACATTTGCTTTTAAAATAAAATTAGGCACAAGTATATTTTTTGCACTTGTGTTGGGTGCCATCTATTCAAAATCGACCAATGATCAATCAGGGATCCAAGATAAGATTGGAATCTTGTTTTTCATTTCCATAAATATGGCTTTTTCAAATGTGATTGGTATCATTAATTTGTTTGTTCACGAAAAGCTGCTCGTACAGAAGGAAATAAAGTCTGGATTTTACTCTTTGCCCGCTTATTATATTTCCAAAATATTGATAGAAATTCCATTTACTTTGATTTCTCCAATCATATTTTCGTTAATCATTTATTGGATGGTTGGTCTAAATTCTCAAATTGATCGTTTTTTCATGTTTTTACTCATCATCATTATTGAGTCAATCGTAGCAATGTTTATGGGTATTTTTGTTTCTGGATTGTCCTCTTCCATCGAAATTGCTACAGCGATTGCGCCTCCACTAAACATTGTGTTCTTCATGTTTGCAGGTGTATTTATCAATCTGAAAAACTTACCAAAGTGGCTACAATTCTTTCCTAAAATTTCCTTTATTCATTGGGTATTTGAATCTCTAGTAATTAATCAATTCAAAGGCCAAACTTTTGAATGTAATTCTGGCAGCAAAATGTGTCTGCACACAGGTGATCAAGTTCTTCAAATGTATTCCTTGACAGATTCTTTAAATACATGTTTATTATCATTGAGTGGAATTGGTATAGTCTTTCTATGTTTAGGATATTTTGCATTGTGGTGGACATCTCCTCGATATCGTCAATTACTCATGTTATAAAAAAATGCATTTTTATTACAATGAAACTTTAAATTCTCCGACACTGATAATATCTTGGTATAATTTTTCATACTCTGGGGAATTTTTATGCAAAGATTCAAGCTTTTCCATTTTTTCTAGGACCGTTCCTTGATAATAAATATCATTGCTAAATATTTCCTCCAAGTCTTTGCTGGAAGCAATGTATTTATACAATTTGTTTGTGTTTTCAAAATTACATAATTTTAAATTGAACATTTAACTTAAATTATGTAATCATCACCATAATTTTGTTTTTCATTTGGGCTCAATAAACGCAAATAGTCTACGATGCAATATAAAATATTTATTGGAAATTTTCTACCGAGTATTAATAAGGTATTCAAATATTTTTGATGCAAAAACCATTCAATATCATAATAAGTATCCCATCCTGCAACTTCAACAATTATGTTGGCAATCAGTATATTCTTGTAAAATATACAATAGAGGGGATTGTACGCTTTTAATAAAATGTTTTTTCTACCTTTTTTTTGCTGTATAATAACTCCTCTATTTAACGTTGTAATAGCATTACATTCTTTTGAAGCAATCAGGAATGGATAAAACACACTGAGACAGTATTTATAAAAATTGCCGTTCCAAATAGGTATTACTGTCAATATTTTTTCATCGTCATCCGAATCATTTAAACAAATGGTCATATTATTTATATTTCTATATTGTAATTATTATAGAAATCATTTTTTTTCCAAGCAAGTTTTGCAATTTAGTATTCTACATATTCGGTCAAGCTCATAAATTTACTTGCAAAATATAGAATAGAAGGAACTTTAATGACTCGTTTCCAATCACTCATCAACGCCATGTAAGATAATCTATCTTCTTCATTGTAAAAATAAACCGTTGATTTGAAACTCGGAGAAGTTAAACTATTGGTAATAATCATTGTATTATCTAGATCAATAATAAATCGTCGTGATACATATTTTTCTACAATCACAGAAAATACAATATACTTTGGTATATTTAAAATTACAATTTTATAAACTTGATAATATGTGGGGTCATATTCATAAATACAAGAAACTAAATCATTTGGCAATGACAACATTTATAAATTTACAAAAAATTAAAATTAATTTAATAAAGAAAAGGATGGAATCCAACGATATTTGTAATTCTCCTATAATTTCTAATTTATTGCAATCCTTTATTTATGCTGCAAATGATTCTGATGATCGTAGAGATATTCTAAATTATTATATCGGTGTTACCAATAAACAAGATACACATCAATGGCTTGGAACTTGGCATTTGACATATAGTGGACCATCGCTTACTCAAAAACAAAAACAACAAAAAACAATTCGCAAATGTGAACAAAATTTAACAAAAGTATCAGAACCGGTGACTGAAATGCCAGTTTTTGATGAAAGTATTGATCAATTTGTTTCGAAAAATATGGAAACTTTACAACAAAAACCATTTTCATTATTTACGGTATGTGTAAGTTACGACGGAAATTCTGTCCATTTTGTTTCCTATGTCTATGAAAGAGATGCTAAAAAACTTGCAAGCTTTGATCCAGGTGTTGAAGTGTATCATCATGGTCAAAAAACAATTGTACCCTGTATTCGTATGGCATTCCATAAAGCCGGACTTATTTCCAAACAAAGACAACAACAATTAAAACAACAAGACTATGAATACGACTTGGGACGCTGTACAGATTTTACCTTTTGTGGAAAGAATTGGGGAATCCAATATAACGGAAATCATGCCTCGAATCATCCTATGGACGCCTTTTGTCAAAGTTGGACGCTTTTTTTCTTGATTCGTACTTTATATAGCGAAC